GTGGGCAGAGTGGGCGGCTGACCCCGGAAGATCTCCACATTCGGGACCGGGTAGGGCCGGAAGAGCGGTTCTGGGCAGTCAATGCAATGCATTATTGTGTGGCCTCCTGGCGAGCCTACCCCTGGAAGAAGCCGGGCAAGCAGGAGCAGCCGAGGATACAGAGATGAGCGATATCATCGTAGGTCAGAAGGATATCAAAAAACTGTTCGGTGGCCGTCACTGGTCTACGATCCTCAAGATGATCGAAGACGAGGGCTGCCCGGTCAAGTTCCGCTACGGACGTTGGGAATGCAACCGGATCATGGTCGAAATGTGGCACAGAGAGCGCATGGAGCGACGACCCGCTGCCGATCCATAGCGTCTCACGGCTACGGGGAAGGGATTTCTGTGGCCCCCTTCCCCACATTGCAGTCCACGCAAGCTGTTGTCAGGTTCTCCTCTTTCCAAGACCCGCCCTTAGAGCGCGGCTTGACGTGGTCAACTTGCAAGGTTACGGCAATGTCTTTTCTTGGGGAGGCTCCGCAGTATTGACAGGTAAAACTGTCCCTGGCTAAAACTCGGAAGCGCAAAGCCTGGCCGGTTGGCGTTGACCTTAGCGCTGCAATCTTGTTTTCTATATCCTCGAAGTTGTCTTGGTCGTACTGGTGTCCGGTTTTTAACAGCGCCATCTTTAACTGTAAGAAGCAAGCCTCCCCAACTCCTTTAAGCTTGAGCGCTCCTGGCCTGTATTCAAGAAAGTCTGTTGCGGCCTCGATCCCAAACCTGTTTATTATTCTGACAATCCTTCCGATATAGCGTGGTTCCACAAGACCGACCACCCTTCGTAGCCCCGCGTCTTCTATACTCACATCCCATCCCTTACCCTTCTTTCTGTATGCCAGGGAGTCGAGTAAAGACTGGAGCCGAGCGTATGCCAGCCTTAGTCGTTGGTGTGCTCTTTGTCGTGTGATCGACCTCTTTTTCCCGATTTCTGAAAAAGATAACCCCAACAGGTGCCTGTCTTCCAGCATTTCAAGATCTCCCTTTTCCACTTGCCCCCTCCTTTGGTCTGTCAAGGCTACATATACCCTATTGACGACCTCCGACGCAATAGTCTTTAAACGCTTTTAAATGTCATAGGGCAGCATAGAGCATCACGCAATAAAGGCCCTGAGGGTCGTGATAAGGTAGCTACCAGCTACGCAGACTATCACCTTTAACCCCTGGAGGGCTTTTATTATGTATTCATCTCTTGCCATGACGCTCAGTAACGACCGCTTCGTAACCCCAACCTTTGTGATCCCCATGCTGACCAAGGGCGCGATAATCGTAGCCCCTACTCTCGACGACGCTGCCAATATTAATATTGAGGTTGCCTCACAGGGCGACTCCCACCGCTTCAATTACCCCGCCGTACCTGGCGGGTATGCGGCCAATGGCGTTATCCTTGAGTTTGACATGGATGATGCGGATGGCACTACCATCACCGATAATGCCAACAACGTGGTCTTGACCGAACAGGGTGACCCGGCCTTTCAGCAGAGTGCTGCTGTCGCAGGGCTTGGCAAAGGGGTTGCCTTCGATGGCACCGGGGACGCCTTCGACGCTCTTGCCGCCTCCCTTCCCGCCGACATCTTTCCGACGACGGGCGATTTCGCAATTGAGATTGTACAGAAAGGAACCAATGCCTCCGCTGGCGCTGGTGACACGTTGTTTGCTTTGAGGAGTGGCGCGGCTGGAGTGGGTATCCAGCTCCAGTTGGATGCCAACCAGCACCTCGATGCTCACATTAAAGACGCCGATCAGGAAGTAGCGATGACCACTACTACCGATGTCGCTACCGGCTCGATTCAGCATATCGTGGTAGATTACGACAGGTCGGCCAACTGCACGGCCTATGTGAACGGAGCCGCCGTATCCACAGCCGCCGCTATCACCTCGGCTGAGAAGACATGCTGGCCAGGAACCGGGGCAAACAACAGGCTGTGTATCGGCGGTGACGCCGCTCGGACAGCCGGTGACTGCTTCTACGGGACCATCTATTTTGTCCGCATGTACAACCGGATTCTCGGAGCCACTGAGGCTAAGGCCAATTACGATACGCTGGTTGGCAGGGTCCTTCCTCCGGCGTTCCTGCCCTTGATGGACTTCTTTGATGGCGATGACCTTGTTTTCATCAAGTCCGGAAGCACGCCGTGTGTCGTGGCCTTGCAAAACGATCTCCTTGATGCGCTGCGTGGCGTCCCGATCAGGCTTGCCTGCGACGTGGAGCAGACAACCACTCCGCTGGAGCTTGAGTTTGGTCTGATCTATAGCTAAGGAGGGACCGATGCCGGCGCCAGCGACGAATGTGATCCAGCTTGAGTCCAACGACAAGCCGATAAGCGACCCTGAGAAGCTTCACGGCCTGGGCGGTTTTTGCCAGGACCTTTACACCGAGTACAAGGGCAGCAGCTACCGGACCACAAAGCTCACAGAGATATCCGATGGCCGCAAGAAATACAAAGGGGACCGGGTACCGAAGTCGTTCCCCTGGAAGGATTGCAGCAATTTGTCAGTAGGTCTGGACGCGATTGCTGTCGACAACCTGGAGCCGCGTGTCTACCACCAGTTGATTGGCGAGGATGAATTTATCAATATCTCGCCAACTGGGGAAGAGGACGTGAAGAATGTAGAGTCGGTGGCCCATGCCGCAAACTGGCTGGTTACCAACAACGCCAAGATCGAGGAGCCCACCCGTGAGATTGTTCACAACCTGCTTCTCGACGGCACTGTCGATGTTATTCCGATCTACACAGAGGATACCCGCACCAAGAAGGTTCGCAAGCTTTCCCCGGTCTTTAAAACGCCTGACGGCATGACCGTCCGTCTTCCCGGACACCTCCAAAACCCCCAGTTGTTACAGCAATTGGGCTTGACCCCGGCTGGCCAAGAGGAGTCCGAATCCGAGTCCGAATACGTCGAGTTTAAGATGGTTTTGGATATAATCCCCCTAAACGAAAGCTTTTGGCCGGACGTGGCCGAAGACTGGGACAACCAGCCTTTCCTGTGGCTTACATATCCGACGATCTACGAGCTTGAGGAGATGAGCCAGGAGAATGACGGCCCGTATAAGAATATCAGCGAAGACCTTGTTATAGACCCATCCAGGCGGGCTGACGAGCACAAGGACGAGGAGCAGGAGTCAAAAGGTATCCAATTTTCCGAGTACACCAAACAGGTCAAGGTCCTTAATTGCGCGCTTAAGTGGGAAAACGAGTGGGTCATGGCTGCGTATGCGATTGATGCTGGCTGGGAAGAGATCCGAAACCAGCCGATGCACGACGCCTATCCCCATGGCCGCAAGCCGGTACATAGGATGAAGATCTTTGCGGAGTCGAATGAATCCTGCGGAACCGGGATACCGAAAAAAATAGAGCACTACTCCAGCGGGTCCGACCAGATCTTCAATCAAATGATTGACTCCGGGGATATCGAGCTTTCACCCTGGTTCTTCTACCAGGAGACGCCCGGCTTCAGCACCATTGATCTCCAGGTGTGGCCGGGCCGGGGCATTGCCATTGGCAAGGACTCGGATGTAACCATACCCAACTTCGGCAACAAGAGCCGGGGCTGGCTGGAAGATCTTAATTCACTCCTGTCGTTTTTTGAGCGGATGATCTCACTCAGCGACTATTCGCTGGGCAGAGAGTCCCAGACGGCGGGCAAGGGAGGTGAAACATACTCAGGCATGAACCTGATCATTCAGGAGGGGAATATAAAACATGCCTACCAGGGGAGAGGATTACGCACCGATTTTGAAGAGCTGCTCACGGATGTGTTCATGCTGTACTCCTACCTGATGCCAAGAGACGCCAAGATGCGGATCTTTGAGGACGGAAAGTGGGCGTTTCAGCCTGTGGATGTAGAGGCGATGCAAGGCCGATACGACCTCAAACTTCACGTCAGCGACAGTTCAGCCAACAAGATGCTGACCAGAAAAGAAGCGATGGAGCGGTTGATAAACTTCTCGAAGAATCCGGTTTTTAACCAGATAACGCTGGCGCGGGACGCCTTGAAATCGTACGGCATCACCACTGAGCAGATGGGCGATTATATTAATCCGCAGTTTACCCAGTTGCTCCAGATGTATATGCAGATAGGGCCGGAACTCCTAAAGGTCGCCCAGCAGCTCTTGCAGCAGAAGGCGCTGGCCGAGGAAAAACAGAAGGTGACGGGCCAGGCCCAGGCCAATATCAGGCGCAGGGAGACCGAGCGGGCAATTGAGCAGCAGCCTGGCATTGAGGATAACAAGCTCTTTGACCAGGCAATGGAATCGGTGAAAAGAAAGCTATACAAGCCAATGGCGGAACAAGCAGTTGTAAGCAGATTCGCTGAAAGGCTGGTGCAATAATGTTAGAGCTAGATGTAGATTTTCTCAGCGTGATCGACAACATCCTTATATATCACCGTGCGGCGTGCATCGACATGCACGTCCAGGACGACCCCAAGGCGCGGGAGAAGGAGTACAATAAGGCAGAGGCGTCAAGGGAGATTATCATGCTCCTGGGCAAGGAGATGCTAAAGAAGAACGACCAGAAGGGTTACCAGGTAGCCATACAGGAGAGGCTGTCGGCGCTTTATCAGTCGGTCTTCTTTGATCCAAACACCAGAAAGCGAATTCAAAGGGCAAAGGAGGCAGACAATGGCGGATGACAAAAAGAAGGAAGGTGTTGAAATTTTCGACCAGCCGTTTGAGTTGGAGCCGGACAAAGTAGAGGGCGAGGAGGGTTATGTGGGCGCTGGCTTTGAGGGCGCCCTTGAAATAGTTACAGAGTCGGAAGGGGAAGAGGAGCCGGAAGAGACGGACGAAGAGAAGGTGGCCAGAGAGGCGAAAGAAAAAGAGGCCGCTGCGTCTAAGAAGGAAAGCGACTCAGTAGAAGTTCTCGGTACGACCATGGCCAACGCCCTTGAGAGGGTTACCAACAACTTTGGCCAGCAGCTTGCGAATATGAACACCCAGTTTACCGAGCGGATGGACAAGTTGGCCGCAAGGATGGAGACGGCCACCAAGCCAGCAGTAAAGATCCCCGACGCTCCCACCGACAAGGAGTGGGAAGACGATGCCAACGCGGCATTTACGAAGATGCAGAAGCGTAACGAAGCCCTCAAGCTGGCCGAAAAAGGCGAAGAAGCGGACACCCCTGCTGAAGAAGAAGGGGCAGCCCCGGCAGCCGAGGTTGAATTGAAGGCGTCTCAAAACGATTCTTACGCCGATGCGGTCAAGATTGTTCCCGACATTACTCAGAGTAACTCCAGGGAGCGGGAGGTTTTTACCAAGATCTACTTCAACGATAAATACAATCTGTCGAACCACCCGCAGGGTCCGGTGCTGGCAGCGCTGGCTACGCAGTATTACTTTCAGAAAAATGTCAAGTCGGGCGAGTCTGGGGGAGAAGGAGGAGATGAGGGAAAGGGTGCGGAAAAGTCTCCCGAAGTGGTTGCAGCCGAGAAGATCATCGCCGATTCCAGGGCCAAAAAACATGGAATGACTCGCTCCGGCACAAAAGAGAAAGGGTCCAAGGCTAAGATTCCGGCAGAGGGCATGAGCGTAATAAAACAGTTTGGGATATCCGAGGAGTCGTACCGAGACGGGATGGAATCCTTGGGGATAGGGGGCTAACATGGCGGGCAAAGACGCAAAGCGCTGGGAAAAATGGGTTGATTCTTGGAACGGAATGAAGGCGGCGGACCTGGAGAAGTACCTCGCTGAAAACGAGGAGGCTATGCTGGTCAAGATAGCACCGGAGGAGTTGCAGCTCAAGCTGGTCCAAAAGCATAAACGGTTGGCGGGCAAGGAATTTCCGATCTCTTTGACATCAAACAAGGAAGGTGACGACACGACTGCCGCAGCCCCAAAAGGCGCGCCAGGGGCATCCAAGCAGCCCGGCGAGGAGGCGGGGGACTCCGTGAAAGCCGGGCTGCCTTCCAAATCAGACCTGGAAGCGATTGAACAGATCAAGAGCCGTCGTAAAAAAACGATGGCGGAAGACGAACTTGGCAAACAGGCGGACCTGCTTGATGCCGCCGATCACCAGGTCGTAACCAAGAAGATAATCTTGTCTGAGCAGCAGCAGTTCATTGCAGGGCTGGTGGAAGCCGCAGAGGACGACGCTCCGAGGATAGATATCACGGAATTAAGCACTCGCGTGATGATGCTCATTCCATCGATCATTAAGAAAGCGAGGCCGGAATTCGGATACAAGTGGGCCTCGATTGACCACCTCCAGTCTGAGCTTCACACGTTTGGCGGGATGTGGGAAGTCGTGGCCAGGATTAACCACGGCCACCTTCCAGAGAGACTGTTTGGGCCGGAAGGGAGCATTATGTACAAAGGGCAATCCATTCTCGTCTTTACCAGGCGCAGCATTACGGACCACCTGGAGAGGCAAGTCATCCAAGAGCTTGATTTAAGGGTACGCGAGGCAACACAGAGTATGGACAAGTCTTATAAGGACCCGCGCGGGAAGGAACAGGTCCGACTTGAGATCATAGACAAGGAACCTCCGGGAAGGGTTGGGAGTGAGGAGCTAACAAAAGATAGCTTTAATGCTCAGGGCCAATCTGTCGGCGACTACGACTTCCCTGACACGGGGGCAGACGCAACTTAAAACACTTAACAGTTGAGGAGGAGAACAATGGCGAACTTAGACGCACCTTTTGGCTTTATGCCTTTACAGCCGGTATTGCACCGGCAGTCATACCGGGTAAATCAGGCCAATACTTACAGAATTGGTCTTAACGACCTGGTTATAAAAGAGGCCGCCGGTACGGTGATTCGATCAGTGGCCGGAAACGCAAACGCTTCCTGCGGGTCCGTCGAAGCGATTTTTGATGCCGCTGGCGTTCCGCAGAGATATGTCCCAGCAACGTGTGGAGAGGCCTACACCGTTGTTGTAGCTGACGATCCGAACCAGATGTTTACCGCACAAGATGACGGGGACACCACCCAGTTGGCATTGACCGATGAAGGGTCGAATGTGCTTACTATCGTTGGCAATTGCAGCACTACAACCGGGATATCCATAATGGAGATCGACTCCAGCTCCACCGGGGCCAACTCTTCAAATGGCCAGGTCCGATTAATACGCCAGTATCCCGGAGTCGACAATGAGATCGGGGCAAATTGCATCTGGATTTGCAAGCTGATGCTCCACCAGAACGCGACGCCGGTAGGCGCAGCGGTTTAATTTTTTTACTCATTTAAGCGATACGATTTTTTTAAACCAGAGCGTACAAGTTGGTACGTAAAAGGAGGATACAATGGCTACAGAGACCAGATCACGTTTCAATAACTACATCGCACCGGGCCTCTTCGCGGTAGCGAAGGAGAATTTCAAAAGGTATCCAGAAACCTGGAAGGACTTCTACTCAATGCGTACGAGTAAGCGAGCGTATGAGGAAAGTGGTTACACCTCTGGGTTTGGGTACATGGTTGAAAAGCCCGAGGGAACAGCTCACACGCCGGATGCCCGCATCCAGGGGCCTGTGAAGCGCTGGGTACACAATACCTGGTCGTTGCTTTGCAGGATCTCCGAGGAAGCCATTGAAGATATTATGTACGGCATCATGGAAACCGCCATGAAGGACCTCGGCGTTTCCGGCCAGGCAACCCGACACCTGTTGGCGATTCGGATGATTATGAACATGACCAATACAACCTATCACACCGTTGGTGACGGCAGTACCGCTGTGGCCAGCCAAAGCCACTCAAGGCTTGGCGGGGGAACTTACAGCAACCTGGGGGACGCCGCCGATCCTAACGAGGTCGCGCTTGAAGCAGCAGTGAAGAACTTCGAGAGCATAGTCGACCACCGTGGCAAGAAATATGACCAGAAGGCGGAGTACGTATGGTGCGGGCCTACGCACGAGTTCAAGATGGCAAAACTGCTCGACTCGCAACTTGAGCCTGAGACCAACCGAAATGCTATTAATGCCGTACCTCGCAGACGTCGGCTCTCCTTGAAGATCGACGCCGAGATCACCGATGGACGCTGGGGTGTGGGTGGTCGCAAGGATAAGGATGTGGGCATGATCTGGTTTGACCGGATTAAACCGACCTTGTCCCGTTATGGCGATCCCGATACCGGCGATGCACTTTTTGTTATTCGTGGCCGTTGGTCCAACGAGGTCAACGACCCCAGGCAAATGT